TAGAAGTCTTCAGTCACTTCCCAAGGCGGAAATAGATCCTTCAGACTATCCTCGATCTCATGCCTCTTCTGACTCAGTTCGGCGTATAGTTCGGCAGCCGCTGAACCATCAAAGGTCCATCCGTTGCTGCCGATCTCTCTGCAGATCTCAGCCATCCGGTGTTCCAGATATATCGAGTGTTCGCTCGGCTGTGTCTTCATTAGTGACTTGTAGAGAGTAAGAGTGACTGCAGTGTCTTGGACACAGTACGAAAGCATCTCTTCTGAGAACTCTTCCCAACCACCATCATAATCATCCTTAAAGTCAGACAATCGAAGACCCCAAGCCTTCAAAGAATGGCTGCCCCAAAGTCGTTTAGGAAACTCATCTTGAGTAAAGCCTCTCTCTGCATCCTCCGCAAACAACTCGTTTTTGACTAACCGAGATAGGACTAGGGTATCCGTAACCGTGCCTGACGGTTTGAAGTCGGGATAGATAAGTTGAATTGCAGGGATGTCGAAGTCGATGATGTTGTGTCCTATGATCTCATCGGCTTCAGCCAGTAGTTGTACACCTTCAGCGACATTATCTGGTCTAAAAGATCTGACGTCTTCAGTGTCTGCCGACCGCAACACAAGACAGTGCATTCTGTCCATCGTTGGCAGTAGACCATTGCTCTCTAGGTCAAATATCCATCTCAACGGTTGTCTCCAGAGCCGCCTAAAACACCACGCTCTTTTCTATCTGCTAGTTTTTCGATGTTCATTTTTGCTACGTCGTTTAGAGAGATGTTTAGATCCCTTGATAGGGCGGCAATGTACCAGAGCACGTCACCCAACTCAGCAGCCACAGTGAGCCGCTGCTTGTCGGTCAAAGCAAAGCCTTCGACGGAAACGTGTTCGTCCCTCATTATTTTCTTCAGAGCGCCACAGACCTCACCTGCCTCATTCGCCAATCCGAGTGCAGGATAGATGATTTTGTCACGATAGATTGCTGTCTCGGCTGTGTCCGCCTGATATGCGTTCAAGGTGTAGTTATCAAATTCTGACGGTCTCTTTATCATTTCACTGCTCTCCAGACTTTTTGATTTCTTCCGCGAAAGTTCTTGCGGACCCCAACACACTCAATGACACCATCGTCCGTGAGTTTCTTGAAACTTGATGTGACTGATCCATAAGGCATGTGCGGTAACTTTTGCTGTATCTCAGAACTGATGATCCCTCGATCACCTGCATCCAAAATTACCTTAAGGATCTGTCGCTCTTTTTTAGAATGGTTGACTGAATGATACGCTTGCACAGACGTTCTCAACGTGTAGTCGAGATAAGCATCCGCCATCTTATTGATTTCAGCATTACTCATTACCAAAGGCAACTCTGATTGTTGCCAGTTCTTTAAGTCGTTCATTAGTTTGCTCCTGTTTAAAATGGGCTAAAGTCTTGTACCGACACGAGACGCCCTTTTTCTCTGTCGTACTGGAGTTGATCTGCAGGACCGACTTCGCCTGTGAAGCGGTTCTTTAAGACAACGAGATTTCTTAGACCTGCCGTGGGATCCTCTGGATCAACTTCGAGCCCGATACATCCGTCACTCAACTGAGCGATCGAATGCGAGGATCTGAGTTGTGCGAGAGATACCTTGGCACCTCCCTCGTGACCTGTGTCGCCACTCGGACGACGAAGGTGAGACACAAGGATCAACGCTAGGTCTAATTCACTACAGAGAACACGAAGGCGGTGGATGATTGAATCTACAAGAGTACGTTCATTAGTCGTCTCTCCGGTAAGGCCACTGATTAATATCGATACATGGTCTAACACGATAACGTCACAACCAAGGCCGTGCTTCATGTATCTGATGCGGTTCTCAATGGTGTCCATATCGGTAGATCCGAAGTGATCGAAGAGGTATATCGGACCTTGGGAGAGAAGGTCTTCAAAGCCATCTTCGATCTCTTCTTTGGAAGCAGCGTCATCATCGATCACAATGTTCTTGTTGATGTGGATGCCTACCAAACCTTGGGAGGTTCGCTTGGTAGACTCTTCCAACATCATCATGCCTACAGTGAACCCATCAGAATGGATCTTATAGGCGAACTCTCTGATCAATGTGCTTTTGCCGACACCGCTTCCGGCTGCCAACGTGATCAGTCCAGTTCTGATCCCCTTCAGCATTTCGTTGAGTTTTGGATATGGATATTTGATTGGTGACTCAGCGTCTTTGACAGCGATGGTGTCTCTAAGATCTTCCATGCTGACGATGCCATCTGGTCTGTAACTTTGAGCCTGATGGATCGCTGTAATGATTGCGCCTGACTGTCCCTTCAAGAGACACTCGTTTGGATCTTTGTGTGGTAACACAGCAATCTTTGTTTTGCCTAGTGGCAAGACTTCGGCACATGCTTTTGCACTGTCGATCCCTGCCTCATCCTGATCAAACATCAAGATGATCTCTTCGAAGTTGTTGAGGTAGTCGAGGGCTTTCAGTAAATGCTTCTTTGCTGACTGCGCCCCGTGAGGCAAACCGCATGTCGCAAATTTATTGCCTTGAATCATCGATACGGTCATCGTGTCAATCTCGCCTTCGCAAACAACGATCTTTTTTCCTGACGACCACAAGTGTTGACCGTAGAGACCCATCTCTTTGGCTCTGCCCACGGTTGAAAACTGTTTGTCTTTTGTCCTGATCTTCTGCGCGACTGGCTTACCTTGCCTATCCTTGTAGGTGGCTATCTGAACTGGTTGTCCTTTGTGAGTGCCAACGCGATAGTCGAACTTACGGCAAGTAGCCTCGTCAATCTGTCTCGCTCGTAACTCTCGGAACTCTCCGCTCAGTAAGTCTACACCTTCATCCTTCACTTTGTTTGATCTGTAGGCAATTTCTCCGTCTCCTGACGTGTACGTCTCGCAACTAAAGCACCACATGCTATTGTCTGAGTAGAGTGAGTTGGCGTCACTCGATCCGCACTTGTCACACGGCTCATGCCGCACGAAGTCGGCTCCATCCGTTGATGGCTCCATTGTGATCTCCCTGTCTGTCTGTAAGTAAAAAAGGAGCCGTCCTAAGACGACCCCTTGCTCTCGCTTGCTTGGACACACTCGTCTATCCAGTCATCCGGAATGACTTTGTGCGCCCATCGAAAACCATGCTTCTCGCAGTAGTCGGCGTATGTAGTTTTCGATCCCTTGTAGAGTTTGGCTCTACTGTTTGAAAATACGAACCTTATATCGATGTCGGGTTGTTGATCACGAATAAGCAAATGCTTGGCTCGATCTGCAACTGCCCAGATACCTTTAGATTCTAAATACCAATAGCCATTTTGCTTCGGGAGTTTGAAGTCAGGCGTGTACTTCGCGTTCCTCGAAGGGACGACATATTGGATCTTGTCAGTCTCATACAGAACTTCGATCTTGTGGGATCTCAACTGTTCAGCAATGGTTTCCTCAAGGCCCGACCGATATCCATTAGCCAAGCCTCGATAGAAAGATCTGTTTCTCCTAGTTAAACTAGAAGTCATCATCATCATCTAGTTCATCTACTGGAGTTCCATTTACTGATGACCATTCGCCATCATTATCTTCTATGGAAAACTCTCCATCTTCAACAGCGTCAAAGCCTCCTCCGTCGCCAGTGAAACCGTCAACTACCTTTACCAGTTGTACCCGATCAAGAAGTAAGCCGACGCCGTTAGTACCGCTAACGCTATAAATGTTTAGGATACCTGCAGCCTTCAATCTGGAACCACCGCTAACTCTTGGTAACTTCTCAGGTGTAATCACTTGACCATTAGAGTCGTAGTACTTTGGTTGATACTTGCTTTGTACTTTGAAACTTACTTGTCCAGTCTCTTCGTCTTTTGAAAACGCAAACTTAATATTCTTCTTGTTACCAAATGCGTCGGCAGCCGCTTCCCTCATCATCTTCATCAGGGGCTCGGCTTCTTTTGGTGTCATTAACAACTCGGTTTTGTACTTCGGGTTGTCCTTGTCAAACGCTGCGTCTGGGGTGTTCAGATGCGGATATTTCGCAGTTCCTACAGCCGTTTGGAATGGTGTTACTTTTGGCATACTTTTGTCCTTTTAGAAAAAGGGGCGGACCCCAGTTACAGAAGTCCGCCCCAGACAGGGAGAGATAAAACGAAGAAAGC